CCTTGACTTGTCAACAAAACTTTATAGACTGCCCCAAAGATGAATGTAGCCCATCCATTAGAGGGAGCGCACAATGAATGTATGCAAGCCTACGAAGCCAGTAAAAAACTACGGCAAAGTGGACGCAAGATATTTTCAGTACAACTCCGCGATACACGCACACAACTAGGAATGACGTGTCGCCAGCTTGGATCTGCGATTGGGGTTACTGGGCAACTTATCAGTCAGATTGAAACAACCGCAAAAAGTATCTTGAGTCGTGATCAAGTAATGAAGATAATCGATCTATGCTTAAAAGGAAAACACCCCTCCGCGCCAAGTCTGGATTCAAAAATCGTGGAGGAAAGCTCAAACAAGTTAGTGACAAGCGAAGACATTTAAACAAAGAGTATGCATCAGTCCGTAGAGAATACTTTGAAAAACACCCAAGATGTGAAATTTGCGAGAATCAAGCTAGCGACATCCACCACAAAAAGAAACGTGGTAAGAACTTGTCTAACATCGATAGCTTCATGGCTGTATGCAGGTTGTGCCACAATCGCATCCATGACAATCCAGCGTGGGCAAAAGAGATGGGATACTTAATTTATGAATATAGATGAAATGCATTCAACATTCCAAGGCATGATTACATGCAGGGGATATATCAGTGACGAAAACGAAACCAAGATTAGGTTTCGACAAGACTACATGGATTGCTGGATCAAGAAGAAAGATATCCATAAGATTGATAAAGTAGAAAAAACTGGAGAAGGAGATTGGTTTTCCTTAATTACTATTACAGAAGAGACAGCGAACTACCTTGAACTTGAGGGAGTGCTTGAGTAAATTTAGCAGGCAGGTGGTCTAAACGGATGAGCGGTTCAAGCGTTGATTATTCAACTCGCCGCCACATCGAGGTGGGGGATTCGTAGGAGAATCATAACCTTGGCAACCCCACACATGAAAAGGATGCGCGTATCCGTTCCTGCTAGTCTTCGCCCCAGTCATCTGTTGAGTAATCTTCGACTGTGGTAGTCTCAACGAGCCTATCTTCCCGCGCCCAGAATCGGTTGGTTGGAACAGCTTTATCGTTACCGATAAAAACAAGCCCATAACGCCGCGCCATTTCTAGGCAATACACGAATGAGTCCGCCAAGTCAGGCGAATAACCAATGCGAGACTTAAAATCAGATTTAGTCTCAATGGCTATCTTTCGTGTCTTTAAAGTATATCTACGAAGACACAATTCACGCCCAAGTTCATCAGCGTAATCGATCCCCCAAATTACTCTGCTCTTAAATCCGTGATAACAGCTATACCAAAACTCAGAGACCAGACGATCATACACTTCTTTGCAGGGACGCTTATCAACCTCTGCTGCGATACGATCAGTTGGTTTACCCATTGAAGAGATCAAAACGATGCTGTGACCATTCTGGTCATGTTTTAGCCACTCTCGTATGATAGCTTGACCAACTCGACCACCATCACCAGAAACGTCCATACCAAACTTCTGTGGCTGCACACCAGCATCACGGCAAATGCGAACAACCTCTGTGGCTAATTGAACTTCAAATTCAGCGGTTTCTCTAGCGGATAACTGGATGACGTGTTGACTATCCATGTGGAGAATCTTGTTATTTGTTCCACGCACATAACCAAGAGTTCCAATCGTTAACACGCATCGATCACCACCAGCGGTAAACGCTGTATCGAATCCCGCGACTTTGGTAAGACCATTAGAATCCCATAATGGCATTTCATTTGTGGCAGCATTACGAATAAGATCTCCAGTAAGGATTGTCTGATTGAATCCAGATTTGGGCCACCAACCGATAGCGTTACGCACATAGTCAATAGCATTTTCGTCACCATAACATTGTTTAAGCATCTGAGCCTGCTTGTTACGATCCATTAGAAACGGAAATGGTGGAGGTTCGCTTGGTGGGGCTTGGAAGTTGGGTGAGCGCATACCATTATAAAACAAGCACACACCAGTCTCAGTCTCCCATTTATCCATATCCATCGTGACGCTCTCAAAGTTGGACTGACCATTTGGCGTACACCAGCGTGTGTGTGGATTATCTCCAGCGGAAGGGTTTCCGATACCTATGAATACTTTGTCATCGTTAGACGAAAGGTTGACGCGAGCGGTGAGCGCACCCATCTCCATTTCGGGAAGCTCGTCAAGAGCAAGACGAATGCGGTCATTCTTACGTCCACGGGTTGTATCGATAGCCTTCTGCCCTTCGTTACCTTGAGGAAAGGCAAGAGCTTTGATAGCATTACGATAGTCACGTTGATCATTGCCGTCACCACCACCCCATACGATCATGTGGCGATAGTCCATGAGATTCCCGATCTTCACACGGGATGCTTTCCAAAGCTTTGAGATGATACCCCAAATACGATCTTCTGAAGCACCAATAGTTGTTGTGGCAACCCAAGATGATGTACACGTTGGAGCAGCACACCAATCGAGTAGAATCCACAGACCCACAGGAAACGACTTACCCATCGATGCAGCACCAGCTAGAACCAAGTCATCATTGTTACAAAGTTCTTCAATGGTGCGAATAAGTTGGGTGTTCGTGTATCCGCGCGATTTAATAGAAACATCCGTGGGCCACTGAAGTTGCACTGCTTTTATAAAATGTTCAAATGGGGTGAGCAGTTTAAAGTCACCGATTTCTATATTATGTTTTACGCAATAAGTTCTACCGTATTGCCCGCGAGTGATTGCGTAACAAAACAATTCTATGCTGAGATCATCCATGTTGTCTGGAAAAGCCATCCCATATCGAGTGATAAAATTCTTACTTGACATGACACTATATTTAACAATATAGATATATTTACAAGCATGAAATTAAAAGATCCTCATCTAGCTCCAGTGGGAGGGTGGTATTATGAATTTACGCTCACAAGGGAAGCACGCACATTCCCTGCAATAATACGATCAGGTTCATTTAGAAATCTCATTGCGAACGTAAAAAAAGATATGGAGATTAACGGGAACGAAATTCCTGTTGATCTCGCATATCAAATCGAGCAACAAATCTGCCAACGCCAACCAGAAGGAAGATGCTGGATGCAAACAGGCGACCAGGTAGCAAACATGATTCACTCCGCTGCAAGATTAATTGATTCAGTCGCAGGCACAACGCTTGAAAGAAAAGCTAAAGGATGTAAAGTGTGTGGCAAACGACGAAGCGTATTGAATAAAATGTTCAATAAATAATCTTTGACTAATCCATTATCGTTAACGATAAATACACAATGATCTCAACAGGCAACGACAACTATTCACTTCTAACTCTTGGGCCAGAAGGTGAACCACCAGCTACAAGAGTATCTTCAGCAAACCATGCGTGGAATATTGCAAATCAGCTATCTCTAGCAAACACTGGAAGAGAAAACAAACGGATTCGTGTATATAAAGCATACAAGCGTTTCCCACCAACGGGATACAGCAAGATAGCAGAGAAGAAACTACCTTGGCAATCTGACGTTAACTGGGGAAGTCTTGAAGCTATTGTTAACAACCAAAAGTCTAGTTACTATGATATCATCACAGAAAGGCAAGCCTGCGCCACGATCAAAACGAAATACGGTAACAAGAGGGAGCAGCTCATGCATTCGGAAAACCTCACGCAAGCTTTTGACCAAGCGATCCGTGAATGGTCGGGCTACCTATACAACAAAGAGCAAGACATCGAAAGCATGTTGTTGTACGGAAAAGGAATTGGCATGTGGGATAGTCAATTTGGATGGATGCCCAAACACATCTTTCTGTCTGACCTTCTTTTTCCAGATGATATCAAAATCGATTTCAGCAATCTTGAAGAGTTCGCTGTTCGTCGCAGACCAACCCCCTACGAACTTTATAAAGTCATCCAAAACAAGGAAGCGGCAGAAGCAATCGGTTGGAACGTAGATGCTGTAATTGATGCAATTCGTTTCCATCGAGCATTCAGTGAACACAACAAAAGCAGAGAAGACTTCTTTCGCACGATTTCAGAAAGCGGATTTAACTGGTCGTTGTCTGTAAACCAAAAGATTGATCTGTATGAAATCTATTGGAGGGAGTTCGATGGTAAGATCAGCAAGGCGGTTGTATTGCAAGACTACAATCCAATTATAACTGAAATCAATAAAACAGCCCGTGGTAACAACAAGATTTCAGAAGAAACGATTCGAGATCAACACGGGTTCCTACAACTTCAAGTTGGTGCATATGATGACTGGAGTGAAGTACTATATATGCTAACAGACTCAGTTGGATCTGGATTATTCCATGATATTAAAAGCCAAGCTGAAGCTGCGTATGTTGCTTGTCGTCAGTACGATTTCACAATGAATGGTCTAGTTGATGCTGTTCGTCTTAATTCAATGTTGATGATTGAAGGGCAATCTCCTGACGCTACGAAGATGCTTAAGCAAATGGAATGGTTGCCTATCAGCGTGATGCCAGACGGAGCCAAGTTCACACAGAATCGTTTCCAACTACCAGTAGGAGAAAGCATGGGATTCATGCAGTTCTACATGAACGATCTGTACCGCAACCTCGGCCAGTATCGTATCGGACAACCAACAGCGGGTGGTAAGCAACGCACTAAAGGTGAAGCAGAGTTAGATGCAGCGGAATCCGCAAAACTTTCTGGAACACAAATCAGACGATTCAACGAATGCGAAACTCTTTACTTTAAAGAACTTTATCGCAGATTTGTTTCAGCCAATCGTGAAGACGATGGATACGAATATGTCAAAAAATTCTATCAAATCCTTGAACAACTCGGAACACCTAAAGAAGCCGCTTCTTGGAAAAACATTACAAGCGTGCGAAGCAACCTCATCAACGGAGCTGGTTCCCCTTCATTCAAGCTCATCACTGCGGAGAAACTTGTACAACTTACTTCGATCACACCAGCCAACGAAGGACAAGAAAATGCCGTTAAAGACGCAATCGCAGCTTTGGCGGGGAGGGACAACGTAATACGTTATAGGGATACTAAGGCAGAACGCATTGATGATAATACACGCATTATTGGGTTTGAGAATGCTGGAATGACAGATGTGTTTGTTAACCCAGCAAACTTCCCAGTACTTCCAACTGATCCGCACGTAGAACACGCGCAAGGTCATTTTGCTGATCTTATACTTCAGTTGCAAACCAACCTTCAAATGATTCAAGCTGGGCAACCAGACGTGGATCAGTTGGCAAGGGCTGTTCGTTCAGTGCAATTTAAAGGTGGTCATATCATGGCGCACGTTGAGTTCATTGCCAAAGATCAAACCAAGCAAGACTTCATCAAGCAATTTATGCAAGGTATGGGAGAAGCCTCTAAGATGGCAGACCAAATTGGGCAAGTTTATCAAGACATGGCACAAAGCGAACAAGAGCAAGGTCAAGGTAAGGGTGGATCAGAAGAAGATCTCAAGCTCCAGTATCTCGCTGCGAAGTCTGGTATCGAGATTGAAACTCAACAAAAACTTGCAGATATTGCAATCGGAAAGGCATCCATCAGCCACGCCCAGCGTACAGAGCAACGCAAGCAGCAGGGTATCACCCAGCTTGCCATGCAGAAAGCCAAGGCTCGCGCTGAGATTCAGAAGGCTAAAGGACAGATGCCAGAAGAGGAAGAAGAAGTTGAAGAAGTAGAAGAAGAGGAGACTCCACAAACTCCTATGCAAGTTGCTAAACCACAACCCGAATGAATACAACAGACCGAATCCAAGGACTATGCGCCTCGATCATTAATCATGATGATTGGTACGCACTTAAAACACACATACTTATGACATGCCCAGCAATCGGCATTGAATCAGTTCGTCACGCAATTGGAACTATTGAAGTGAATGCCGAATCTGGAGTAGAGAAATTTAAGAAGTCAAAGAAGCTGAAATCATATGGAGATGATCAACCATTTGATCCAGATTTGGACGAAGCCTAATTTATGAGCGAACAAAACACAGCAAGCAAAGAGACTGCGGAGATCATCAAAGATCTTCAAAGTAAACCACAAATCCCCATCAAGGGCAATACATCAGACTTCCTAAAGAGGTTTAGTAAGAATGCAGATGGTTCTAAAATGGAATATGATGAAGAAGAGACAGAGATGTATTCCGAAGATGTTTCTGAAGATGTTATCGGTAACGATAATGATGAAAAGAAGCCGACTATCCAAATGGATAAGAAGAAGCCTGGATTTGTTCAAAAACAAATTGAAGAGAACAAAAAGCTCAAAAAGGAACTAGAAAAAGTAAAGTCTGAAGAAGTTCCTAAATACACTCAGCGCATTGAGGAGTTGGAAAAACTGGTGGAGCAAAGCAAATCTTCTGAAGAAGAGAAACACTACCAGCAACAGCTAAATGAAATCAACGAACAGAAAGCAGATCTGGAAGCACAATTAAGCAAACAGATCCAAGATCTAAAAAGCCAAGTAGAGTTTTACGACCTTTCTGCTAGTGAAGATTTCCAAAGCAAATATGTTGTTCCTTTACAAAATTCTTATCTTGAAGCAAAAGAATTGCTGGGAGATGACGAGCAATTGATCACAATATTCAATTCAGCAATGAGGGCAAGCGCGGCAGCTTATTCAACTCAAGACGAGAAAATTAAAAGAGAAGCCCTACAAGACAGGAGAGAAGCCTTCAAGGAGCTAACGAATTCATTGGATGTCTACAATCAAGTAAGGTTTGTGGATGCCATTAAGAACTACGAGAAAGCAACGGAAGCTCACGCAAATGCATTAAGTGATTGGCAAACAACAAAGTCAACCATTACACGCAAAGCAAAAGAAAAAGAATTAGAAACCCGATCCCAATACATCAATACATGGAGGGATAGCTACAAGAGGCAATCTGACATTATCAATAATGAAATTGATATTCCAGAAAGCATTCAGTCATATATGGCAGAGAAGGGAATCTCATATGATACCTCGCGTGATGATGCTATCGCATTATCAGCTACGCAACAATCAGACGAGCCTGCATCAGTGGATGAAATGAATCGCCTTATTCATCAAGGACGAAACTATAAAAAACTGCAATCACTTATCAAAGCTCAATCTGAAATGATTAAAGAAAAAGATGACTATATTAATAAACTAAAAGGTGCTTCTCGATTAGAGAGTTCACCGAAGTCATCGGATTCGCAACGTAGCAAGATGAGTGTGTCTGAGGGACTGGCGGCAAAGCTATCTCGCTTTACTCCACAAGGCAGATTGTCGGTTACCGCATAAGCCCATCCATCTGTAGCGTTGCACAGGGGGAGTAGATGTAATGTCTACTTCCCCTTTCTATTTTATACTTGACAAGTAATATATATATACTATTTATTTAAAAAAGAGATATCCGAAAGCGTGAGCAATTAGGGATTCAGCCGCACTCTGGCTGGCGAGTTTCCGATCTCGCATGAAAAGCGGTAATTCTGGACAGCGGCATAAGCCGATTCTCTGGGTAGATTCCAGCAGAGGAAAACAAGCACTCGCTTGGCGTTCCTCTGTGTATGTCAAGCGAACCCAACAACAACAAAAACACTATATAAAAATATGTCAGAAATGATTCAATTCAATAGTTGCGAAGAGTTGGACAGCTTTTTCCGCGAAGGTCGTGAATATTTCAACGATCTTTACGTTAAGAAGCTCGTCACAAATTCGACGTACTTCACCCGCTTCACTGAGGAGCCTTGGCCCCTCAATCACACCACCGAGCAGAAAGCTTTCCGCTTTGGCCGTGGTTTCCATGATCCTTGCACACCTTTCCGCAAGATCGTTGATGGATACTGCGAGACTGATTCTTGCTCCACCAACTCTGAAGTCATTCAGCGTCCTGGCACTGAGAGCTACACCTTTGAGCTTCTCCGCAAAGAGATGCACACTGACTGGATTTGCGTAGAGAGCCTTCTCTATCGCCTCTTCCCTGCTGAAGAGATCCTTCAGTTTGAAGAGAGCAATGCCCGTATCACCAAGAACGTCCACGAAGAGTTCCTTCGCGCCAACTACATCGGCGGTTCTGGACACAAGTGGCTTGGAGTTACGACTGATGACGGAACATACTGTGGCCTCGTTGACGATGCCGCTTGGTTCGTTCCTACCAGCGACAACATCGAAAACACTGACAGCGGATACAACCTCTGCGAAGTTCGTGTTAAACTCGCTGTTGCTGATCTCCCTAAAGTTGCTTACCTCTCGCTCGATCTTCTCGATGACGCTCTTATCGACCTCCAAAACGAGGACGATGCTTTCCGTCTCGACATTGCCGACGCTACTGGAATGCAGCTTCTTGACATCGTTATCCCTGATCCTCGCGTTGGTCGTGCGCTTTACTTCCAAGCCAAGCGTAACAACGGTTACTGGGATGCTAACACCGACTTCGACGCTCGCCTCTCCAGCCTCAAGCTGGGCGTGAATCGTGTCATCGGTGACTATGCCTTCGGTTATGACATCAACGCAGCTCGCTTCAATGCAGCTCCGACTGCTGATCAGCCCGTTGAGCCATTCAACCCTAACGATCCTACAACCTTCGCTAAACTGATCCGTGTTCCTCGCTACACCAAGATTGTACAAGAACAAGGTTGCAGCTACATCCCGAATAAGGATTACGCTAATGCCGACTTCGCAATCTCTGTTGCTATGGTTAGCAAGGCAATGACCAAATGGACAATGCCATCTAACACTGGGTACAGCCAAGCACAAATGGCTAGCCAGAACTACGCTGGTGACTGGGAGTGGAAGAACCCTGATTGGGAGTGCAACCGCTGGCGCAAAATGGGCTTCTATCAAGCTCAGTACCGCCTTGCTGCTCAGGTCAAAGATCCGACCTTGATGCACACATTCCTGCACAGGTTGCCCAAAACCAAGAACCTCTACGGTTCCTGCTGCCCGTTGAATGACTACACCCCGCCAGCCGATCCTACGGATTGCTACAACTGCGCTGGTGTTGGTCAGCCAACCCCGTAATAAACAACCGCTCATAATGGAGGGGGTGGGATAAAACCCACCTCCTCTAGTGGGCAAACACTTTTCTATATATGGCTTGCTTTACTGACATTCCTTATCGGGATAGGACGTATCCCTTTCTTGTTACCGTTTCTAGTGCCGCTGGTATTGAACCAGCCAGCTTCGGCTGCTACGATGCCATGAGTGACGCGCATCGTTTGTACCAGTTCTACATTGCTTTCGCTACACTTGGAAGCATTGTTGATCCTATTAGCGATAACTGCTTTGCTCAACTTACTGAGCCAGCACAATACAATCACGTCAATGATGCTTTGATTGCTGCGCTTACGCCAGCACCCTAAGTTATCGTTAACGATAATCTGAGTTGGGAGGTTCGATCCCTCCAACACAACATTGTAACTAAATGGCCGTAGAAGACAAAAATTGTTTTATTGATAAAACAATTGATAATCAGCTCTACACAATCTTGGAAAAGATGGTGGAGAAAGGATATGCTATAGACATCCCAACACGGGATTGCTTTAATGGTCTAACCTTGGATGGTCAACTATACTGGGTATATTCCAGCCTCAAAAGAGATCTTTGGACACCTAGTGAGATATCTACCATCTTCTGGTACGATGCCGCTGATGTAACAACGATCACGGCGACTGGAAATCAAGTTACGCAGATGCTTGACAAGTCCGGCAACGGCTGGACTGTTGCTCCATTAAGTGCTGGCAAGATCGGCCCTAACACTGGAACGAGAACGCTCAACGGCAAGAATGTTCTGGAGTACTCAAAGACGACAACTTCAACCAACCAGATTCTTGAGAGCAATACATTCACGCAAGCGCAACCATTCTTCATAGCTTCGGTTCTGCGGCTCGACACTGATGCGCTAACAGATCAAGATTTCTTGTTCTCTGGAACCGAAACTGTAAATCCAAGAATTGCTGTCCGCCGAACAACAAACAATAACTTCCAGATTCTTACGCAAGCTGGATCAATTGAGACACCAATCGGAAGCGTAACAGAGGGCAATAATTATCTTGCATCGTTTTATTTTAATTCGACAGCATCAACGACTAGGATCAACGGAACGCAATTAGCTTTAGGGACTATAGCGAATAATTCGTTTACCTCCCTAAACATTGGCGGTAACTTTGGTGAAGATCAATCTCTCAACGGATTCATCGCTGAACTGGTAGCTTTTGCAAACCCAACTGACCAAGAAATAATGGAAGGCTATCTGGCATGGAAATGGGGAATGGAATCCCAACTTCCCGTAGGACACCCATATAAGAACTTCCCACCGAAAATATAATTATGGAAAAAGATTGCTTTACAGATATGACTATTGATAACCAGCTTTGGGAAATACTTAATGCCTTGGATCAAAATATTGGTGTTACCAACCCATTTGCAGACTTCCATTCATCTGTTGATCAATCCTCAACATCACTAAATACATTAACAAAAGTTGTTTATGATGCGCCAAGTATTACGAATGGAATTACTCTTGTTTCAAATTCAAGGATTACATTTACTCAATCTGGAACATATCAAATTCTTTCTGCGCTTGGCTTTCGCAACACAGGTGGAGGAGGAAGCGGAACAACTGTTGATGTTTGGCTCTGCAAGAATCTAATAAACTATCCAAACAGCACTAAAAAATTCGACGTTGATACAAACTCCCCATACGCATCAAGAGTTTATATTGATATTGTTAACATTGTTGCTGGAGACTTTGTGGAGATTTGCTGGGCAACAGACAATACATCAATTCTCTTGGAGCATCAGCCAGCAACTTCCCTATACCCAGATATTCCATCTGCAACCCTAAATGCATTCAGAATATCTCAATAATAATTTGACTGCATCCTAAGAAAATATATAACAAAATCATGGCTGAAGAATTGATTACAAGTGATTGCTTCAAAGATAAGACCCTCGATGGTCAACTCTATGATATTCTTACTGCAATCGATTCTATAGCAGGAACACTTCCTAACGGAAATATAATTGCTGAAATTAATAATGGTGAACTTGAAAATGTAACCCTTATTGACTCAGGTGAATACTAATTTCTGAAAACAGAAAAACAAAAAAACATAAAACACTATGGCTAATCCTATTATTAAAATCAAACGCGGTGTAGGTACTCCTAGCAGCCTGTCTGCTGGAGAGCTTGCAATCGACATCACAAACAAGAACCTCTTCATTGGTGACAGCAGCTCTGTTCCTTTCGTCATTGGCGGCGAAGGCACGTTTGCTACCAAGGTATACACTGATTCTGCCGCAACAGCAGTCCAGTCAAACCTGACCGCTGAAGTCAATCGCGCCACAGCAGCAGAAGTTGCTCTGGGTTCCCGCATTGATAATGTTCTCTCCAACGTAGACGGAGCCGCTCTCGATTCCTTGACGGAAATCGTTGCTGCATTCCAAGCGGCTGACTCGACCATCAATGGTGCGATCACAAACTTGGCAACAGGAGCAACCGCTGACGTTGATGCAGAAGAGGCTCGCGCACTTGCCGCAGAAGGCGTACTCGATAGCAAGATCGACCAAGAGATCCTTGATCGTGTTGCTGACGTAAACGCTGAAGAGGCTCGCGCAATCGCAGCAGAGGCAGTTAATGCTGGACTTATTTCCGCAGAAGCAACCCGTGCAATCGGCATTGAATCCGGCCTTGACGTTCGCGTCACCGCTCTGGAAACTACCATTGACGGCGGTTCTTACTAATGTAATATAAAAGTCCTCTGCGGGGTAACACCCGCAGGGGCAACCTCTTCTATAAGATGGCAAATCCAACAATTATTCCTAAAAAATCAACGCAGACTGGAAAGGTTCCAAGCACTACTGATTTGGCGTTGGGTGAGATTGCAATCAATCACACGGACGCTAAACTATTTGCTCGTAATCCAAGTACTGGAGATGTTTACGAACTTGTTGGTGGCGGTGGAAGTGGCCCTGTTGGTGTATCAGTAGATTTGGATGCAATGTTCTCGACTGCCTTTGAGAATTATTACCATGAGGTAAATTATTCTGTCGGTGGAGACATTACGGACATTCAAGTCTACGACGATAATTTGCAAACAACCCACCTATTTTCCCGCACATTCACTTATGATGGTAGCGGAAACCTTACCCAAATCGTGACTAACGATGAGCAAAACGCTGGGGTATCACTAACTAAATCAATTTCATACAACGGGTCTGGCGACATCGCTTCAGTTACCCGCAACTATATTCTATAATATTATGGCTTTTTCAGCACCTGACGCTAACGGAATCATCACTCAAACTGGACGAGACAGCAACCTTTCGGGATTATCTGTAAATGGTGGCGTAACAATTACCACCGACGCAGGAGTAACTTATTACGACTTCGGCACTAATAGGCTATATGTTGAGGGAACCCTGTTTCACGATCCAGAAAAAGAGGTTGCTATTTTCCACCACATCTCGACTTCGACAACGACCTCGACAACAGTTTTTTCTGTGAACAAAAGTGCTAACAACTGGCAATCCCCAGAAAGTTGGGCAAAAGATTCGGATGGATTGCTGGTGCTGACCGATACCGCTCACGGTTTAGAAGTGGGAGACGCAATCGAAGTTCGTTTGAACGGGTCAACAACGGCAGAGGGCAGAACCTCTGACGGCAGGTTGTTTCGTCTTTCTGCCGTCACAGCAAACACAGCGACTCTCGAAAGTTCCGCTATGTTTTCGTTGCCAACAGCTTCGGGCCAATACACGTTGCGAGCGTGTTACAATTACGGAAAGGAAATAACCGCGTATGGGCGCGTTCGCTACGCTTCTGGCGCAGGACTTATCTTTTCTGGCGATTCTGTAACCAACTGGGATCCAGATGAATACACATTAAACCTTAGTGCAGATGGGTTTATCTGGGGCCGAGGAGGGACAATTAGCACCTACCGCCCATTTAATCTTGGCGGGTATTACGATTTCAAGGGAACAGAATTTGTTTCGACTCGCACCAGCGGCAACAAGGTCGAAATCCGCTCAATGGGTGACGGCATTTATGAGGGTGGTGCGCTCGTTAACATGGCAGGCGTTAATATTAGCGGCTCGTTGATTTTTAATGCTGGACTAAAACAAGCATCGATTACCGAGGTTCTGGGGGCATGGTACGAGGTTAGCATCAAAGACTTTGACGTTACTCAAAATGCCAATGACTACGACATTGGACATGATGGAAACGGCACGCACCACCACAGAGACTACGAGATTGTAAACTCTGCTAACGGGTCAAATGTTATTAATATGTGGCGGGATACTAGGGGGGCATTAGGTCAAAGAGGATGCCTTGTGACCAAAAAAGAAGTAGCTTTTGCTTTGAAGGACGCAACGGGAAGTGGTGTTTCTGGCGCAAAGATGTATTGCCAAGATAATCCGTCTGCTTACGCAAAAAACGCAACACTCACAGGAGGCACGACTCAAGGGACTTACACGACTGCACCAACTTTGCTTAACGGCACATTAAATGGTGATGGCACAATTACATACAGCTACGCCGATCCATTTGTTTACACAGGCACGACAAATGCCAGCGGAGAAATTGGGACGCTTAAAGTAACCACATCATCACATATATTGGAGTACAACAGCAATGACTCATCCGCACTCGTAGCTAATGGTGGCCCTTACAATATCCCATCATTTAATAGCTTCTGGCGCGAGACAGACAACCTTGGCCCATCCTACAGTGATTATGACACGGATCGCTTTGGCGGGTTTTACAGGGTGGATCGCAGGAGCAATGACAATTCCAATGCCGATGAGTTTACTTTTAAATTCGCGTCTTACGAACATTCTCTCGCACAAACAACGCAGGCACTCAAAGGTGTCGGCGAATTGCAGGTAAATTGGGTTATGTTTAACGACACCGCAATTTCCGCAGACCGCGCTACGGCAGATGGATATACCGAGATCACCACACCACAGGCGTTTTACAACAAAGCTAAATCCTACCTCGTTGACAACTACGCAGGCGAAACGGCAACCATCGTCTCCCGCGAAGGAACGACGATCAATGCTGGTAGCTACAATGTAACCCTCGACGCTACTGCCGCCGAGGTCTTTTCATTTGATGGCAACACGATTACGATCAAGGCAACGCAATTTGTCGGCAACATTACTGGCAGCGGAACCTTTACTTTGCTCAATGGAGCAGAAGTGGTTGGAACATTTGGTGCGACCACTGTTTACCCATGGCAAGTTAGCAACGTCGAAGCTGGATCAACGCTTCAACTTTTTAATGTAACCCAAGACATTGAGATCGAAAATCTCGTCGTAGGTGGCACAGCAGGAACAAAGGTGACGGCAAGCGGAAGTTATGCCACCGCCGAGGCATCCCCCGGCGACACGATCCGTCTCCGCATCACCTGCCAAGCTGGAACATCTGCTCTGCTGCCATTTGAGACTGTCGGCGTAGCCACTGCTTCTGGAGCATCGTTCCGAGCAGACCAGCAACCTGACACGATCTACAACGCAAACAATATCGACGGAAGCGGGATTACGGGAATCACACTGACCCCAGATTACACTAATATTCAAATTGATTTGGATGACCAAGTTGCTCCGTATGAAATTTCAGCCCAAGCGATCTACAACTATTACGCTTATTTAATTACTACAAGCCAAGGCATTGCAAATTTCTACGGCGCAATTACGCCAGTTGATCAGATGAACTACAAGATCAACGCCTCCGTGGTTCCGCTGAAGATTCAGAACACAGGATCTACGGACGTTGTTCTCAATGGTGGAAGATTGTATCGCGACGATAATGTATCTGTACTGGACACAGGCGCGGGTTCTGGAACAGGATCAATCATGCAAGATACGGGATTCTTGGTGCAATATATCCAACCACAAGTTGGAACTGCACTGAACAATTATGGTGCAGCCACATCAACTGAGCTATCTAATACGGAAGCCACGCTGAAGAAGAAGATCACTCAAGCCGCATTAGTTTAATATGAACGAAGACGATATCAATCAAAAACTGGGAATTGTATTAGGGAAACTTGATATGGTCTTAGACTTCCAAAAGCAGACATCAACGAAATTTGATGAGTTTGATGAAAGGTTACGAACACTAGAACACCAGCGCGGATATGTGTTCGGTGTTATAGCAGCGTTAATTTTCTGCTGGACAATTGCGTTTGAATGGTTCAAAACAAAGTTCGTTGGATAACCATCGAAAGGAAAATATGAAAATTATTGAAATTCTTATTAATCGCTTGAAAGAAAAATCCACATGGGCTGGGCTAGCCACCATTGTATCTTTGGTTGGCTTGAAATTACAGCCAGATCAATTTGCGGCTATCTCTACTGGTGTTATTGGACTTATCGGAATCTACGAAGTTTTCCGTAAAGAAAAATGAACCACAAATATATAAAAGCATTGGTATTGGTTTTATGTCTATTATCGGTAACGATAATTATGTCTGGCTGTGAGACTATTCGTTTTGGGATCGAAACAGATTTCGGAACATTCACATATCAGCTACCTCAAACCAAAGAGCTTCCTAAGCCAACATTTAACAAATGATTTTCCGTTGGCTGGATAATCTATTTAAAAAGAAACCAGCTATGCCTCCCCTTCCTCAGAAGAGGTATTATCAACAAACGATCAAGCAGACCCCAAATGTATCTGCTGGGAGAAAGATAAAGCCAACCCACATTATTGTGCATCATACTAGTGGTGCTTATGCTGGGAGTGTGGCTTGGTGTTGCAATCCCGCAAGTAAAGTAAGTTACCATTGTATTATTGCTAGAGACGGGAAGCGCACAATATTGGCAGATGCTACACAAAGAACATGGCACGCTGGAGTCTCATCATTTAATGGAAAGAAAGATGCCAACAGTTGGTCTGTAGGGGTATCGTGGGAGGGAGATACACACACAACCCCAATCTCAGAAGATGCAATTCTTTCTGCTGTAGAATATCTGATTCCAATTATGGATGAATTTGATATCCCTGTTAAAAATGTTTTGCGACATGCAGATATAGCTCCAGGTCGTAAGGATGATTGTTCCCCCCAGGCACATGCAATCCTAACCAAAACACTAAACCAAATAAAATGAAATCAAAAGTAACGTGGTCTTTTAAAGAAGAAAGCAGGAATGTTCATATCTTTTATATTAATCTAGCTGGAGTAGGAGACGAGCAATGGTTCTTGTTGCAGAGTGATGTCCACTGGGACAACCCGAAATGTGACAGGAAGAAACTAAAGAAGCACTTGGATTTGGCCGTGGAAAGAAATGCTCCAATTCTGGACTTCGGAGACTTCTTTTGCGCTATGCAAGGAAAGTATGATCGTCGCTCCAGCAAGAAAGACATCCGCCCAGAACACGCGAACAACAACTATCTCGACTCGCTTGTGAATACGGCGAGCGAATATCTTAAACCTTACGCTAAACTTGTCACGGTTCGCGGAGTAGGGAACCACGAATCAGCAATCCACAAGAACCACGAAACAGATTTAACAGAGAGGCTTACTGAAAGGTTGAGAGCAGATGGTGGGATAGCAAGGCGCGGAGGATACTCTGGCTATATCCGCTTCCACATCTCAAACGGCAAACGCTCTAACAACAGCCTCAAGCTATGGTACTTCCACGGGGCAGGAGGAGGTGGCCCAGTGACTCGCGGTGTCATCCAAACTAATAGACAATCAGTCTACGTCTCAGACGCTGACATCATCGCAACTGGACACGTCCACGAAAGCTGGCAGGTAGCAGTGCAAAGGATTAGGCTAAACGGATCTGACAAAGTAGTACACGAACGTCAGACACACGTTAAGATCGCTGGCTACAAGGAAGAATACGAAGATGGACACGGAGGCTGGCACATCGAGACTGGCAAACCACCCAAACCTACGGGCGCATGGTGGCTACGCATCTATCAACCAAGTTCTGATATAAGCGGAAAGAAGAACCCAGCCGAATACGAACTCTACGAAGCCAAGTAAAGTCGCTTGACATAAACCAAAGCTGAATTATATAATTAACGCAAAATATGGGTAATTGTAATGAAACAATTATAGTTGCATCTTATGCAAGGTCAGCTAAAGAATCTGCGAAAAGCGCAAAATATTCAGCTTGCCTTGCCCAACAAGCTATTGGCGCAAGCGGAGCTACGGGGGCAACTGGAGTCACAGGAGCTGATGGGCTAACCGGAGCGACAGGACTTACTGGAGCTACTGGAGTTGGTGAGATTGGAGCTACAGGCGCATCTGGACAAGAGGGAGCCACAGGCGCGACAGGCCCACAAGGTTTAACTGGAAGTGGTTCCACGGGCGCGACTGGCGCAACGGGAACCCAAGGAGCGACAGGACTTACTGGAGCCACTGGCGTAGGAATAACGGGTGCAACGGGAGTTATTGGCCCAGATGGAGCCACGGGATTAACTGGCCCTCAAGGTGCTACTGGTTCTACTGGACTGGCTGGCGATACTGGGTCAACAGGCGCAACAGGAAGCACGGGAGCTACAGGAGTCCAAGGTGATGTTGGGGCTACTGGGGCAACAGGTATCCAAGGAGAAATTGGCGCAACGGGTTCAACGGGTATTTCTGGATTGGATGGAGCAACGGGAGCCACAGGAGTAGCTGGCGATGTTGGCGCAACTGGAAGCACAGGAGCAACTGGAGTTCAAGGCGATGTCGGAGCTACAGGTTCTACTGGAATCATTGGAAATGACGGAGCCACAGGTTCCACGGGAGCGACTGGTTTAGCGGGTGAAGTTGGAGCGACAGGCGCAACAGGTGTCTCTGGGGTTGACGGGGCTACAGGCAGCACCGGCGCGACAGGAATTTCTGGCAATGATGGAGCCACTGGAGCTACAGGCCCGATTGGTGATGTGGGAGCCACGGGAGCTACTGGATCACCGGGAGGCGCAACGGGCGCAGGAACGGATGCTATTTTCTTTTTAAATGATCAGACAGTAAACACTTCTTATACAATACCAGCGTTACGAAACGCAGGCAGTTTTGGCCCTATTACGGTAGCCAGTGGAGTTACAGTTACAGTTCCTCCCGGTGGTGTATGGACGGTAGTATAACATTAAAAAATAATGCTTGCATTAAAATCAACCAACCTTATCGTTAACGATAATAAACTATGAGTTGCGGAAATTCCAGAAGTTCAAGATGCAATCCGTGTGGGCCAAGTGAGTCTGCAATGAATGCGATTGCTGACCGTGCAGCTTACTATGCCCGTCTTGCGGTAGAGGCGGCTGGGGGATCATCTGGCGGCAAGGCTCCAGTAGGTGGAAACACCTTTGGAGTATTCTACGAGAATGATTCAGTAATGGTAACCGACTACACCATTACAGAGGGACGCAACGCAATGTCCGCAGGGCCAATCACAGTAAACCCCGGAGTCACACTAACAGTACCATCAGGCAGCACTTACACAATCGTATGAGTCTAATCAAATCAAACGCAGTCCAGATCGGACAATCTAATACAGAAACGCAGAACTTCACTCTGGCAGTGCCATCGTCACCAGACGGCACGATTAAGCTGGCACGGGGCAATTCTGGAGCAACTACGCAGGATGTATTGAGTGTAGATGCAAGTGGGAATGTTTCGTTTGCTGGAACAACTGGTCTTGGTAATATCAGCAACTCAACTGCGATTGCTACAGGCAGCACAACTGCTCGTTCGCTGGCAGACAGGTTTACTGATGTAGTGAATGTAAAAGACTTTGGAGCAGTAGGTGATGGAGTTGCTGATGACACTGCTGCGATTCAGGCTGCAATTAATTCAACATCTCCATTTGGAGAAGTTTTCTTTCCAGAAGGCACATATAAAATATCATCCACTATTACATTACCAAGTTCTTCTGGATTAAGTGGAATAAATTTAAGAGGAATTGGTTGGGGAAGTGTAATTAAACCAACCAGTGCTGTCTCTATTGCATTTCAAGCTCTGGGCGATATTGTTTTTATAGAAAAATTACAATTTGACGGAGTTTTAACAACAGGAGCCGCAGCACTTAGGTTTGATGGAGGTATTAATAATAACAAAATTTTAGTTTCTAATTGTTATTTTTCTACTTTCGCAACTGCTATAATTCTATTTACAGACGCATATACAATAAAAGAAAATAATTTTACAGATTGTAATTTGTCAATTCATTGTGCAGATTCTGCAATGAATGCAACTATTTGTAATAACTATGTTTTAGGTGGAAATAAAGCTATTTTATTTGGTTTAATTACACAGCAAGCCGAAGGAGTCAGAGTTTTCAGCAACACATTCCTTTGCACTGGGGCATCAGCAAATCAAATTGAAATTAATGCTGGATTAGAAATAAGCATTTTTAATAACCTTATTGACCAAACAGGAACAAATGGTAAAGCTATTTACATTAGTGGAGTAACAGGTTCATCAATTTCTCATATCAAAATTCGTGATAATTGGCTATGCGGTGGAGCGACAAGCGCAGGTCAATGTGTTCAAGTAGAACAAGGAATTGGAAATAACACAAATAATATTTGGATTGAAGGAAATACATTTACCAGCACTACTCCTGCAACATATGCATTGACGATTAATACAGTATCTAATTACTGGGTTTTAAATAATCATTTTTATGGAACAGGATTAACTGATTTTACAGGAACTCCATTTGTTGTAGTTGGATCAAATAATGGAAATATTTTTGGAAATAAAAACCTTTCAACATCCCTTCCAGTATTAGAAAATAATACATTAAATAAATCATTAATCTCAAACGGATTAATTCAAGCAACATCTTTTAATAATAGTGGATTAACATGGATTACTGGATCAGGATCGCCAGAAGGAAATGTGACTGCTGCCGTTGGAAGCATTTATTCAAATGGAGCCGGGCTTACCCCAACAACTGTATTTTATGTAAAAACAAGCGGTTCTGGAAATACTGGCTGGACAGCAAAATAATATGAAAATTGAATTCAACGAACAACAATTGAGCATCCTTAACGCAGCAATCGTGGAGCTACCTTATCGTATTTCTGCGCCATTGATTACCCATATCAACCAACAGATCAAAGAACAGCAAATGCTGGAGTTTGACGAACGCAGAGAATCAGCAGAAAATCATCCACAACTATGAGCGCAAACATTAAAGCATCCACAGACGGAACACAGGCAATCATCGGCGTAGGTGGCGTTGACCAGATGACTGTGAGCAACGCTGGCGTAGTCACGGCAAATAGCTTTGTAGGGCTGAACGGCTCCAGCGTAACGGCAACTGGATCAACTACAGCCAGGACATTGGCAAACAGGTTTGCTGATGTAGTTAACGTGAAGGATTTTGGTGCAGTGGGTGATGGGGTAGCGGATGATTACGCTGCAATTGCCGCTGCTGTAAATGTTGCTGCAAGTAATGAAGTTTATGTCCCCTCAGGAAACTTTAAACTTACTTCAAATGTTGTTCCTCCTATTAAAGATTTTAAAGCAACTATTGATCCAAATGTAAAATTTACTCAAAATGTTTTAGATTTTCAAAATGCGATGCCAATTATTGGTGGATACCCATCTATTGGGTATGATACTCTTTACAAAAATGTAACCACTGAGTTTGATGCATATCAACACGTTGTTGGAACTTCTATTTTTTTAAAAGGGTCTACACCAAACGCAGTAACAGTTGGAATATACGCCAATGCCGAAGTTGCTGTTGATGGGAATCACGCATTTGGGTCTAATTTCGGAACTTATGTTTCTGCTAATGGAGTTGGGGTTGCGTGTGAAATTGACAGTCACAATGTAAGTCCAACTGGACAAGCGTATGGACTTTTGATTGATTCAATTGGGTCATACCCTTCGGTGGCTGCTATTGTTATCCAAAATAACAATGCACAATCTCCATTTAACCAAGGAATTGCATTTAATAATGCAAATGGTCTTGGAACAATTTCTACAACGGGCGTTGCAATTGGAATGAATGCAGGACAATGTGGGCATTTTATTAAAGTAAATGATGCTACATTTCTTGAGACAGAAATGTGGCTTCCATCTCTTCTAGTTGGCCCAACAACTCCTTCTGCAAATTCATATCTTCGCATTTTAGCCAGCGCGTCTGGATTGCCTTCATTGTCCGTTCTGAGTAGCGCGGCAAACGCAAGTGTCGTAATAAAGGGAAAAGGTGTTGGCGGGGTGCAGTTGACAAACGAAAACAACGACATCTTGATAAATGTGAGTCACACTGGAATTGGTTTTTTTGGTTATGAGCCAATAACAAAACCAAATGTAACTGGCTCAAAGGGAGGAAACGCTGCGCTTGATAGTCTTTGTCAAGCACTTGCAAATCTTGGCCTTATCTCAAATTTAACAACTTAATATGAAATCATTCGCAATCACATTTACTGAACAGCAACTACAAGTATTAAACGCAGCAATCGTGGAACTGCCATATCGAATTTCTGCACCGCTAATCGCTCACATTAACCAACAGATCAAAGAGCAACAAGCGTTGGAATATGACGAACGCAGAGAAAAAGCAGAAAATCATCCACAAGTATAAACATTAAAATGTTTTGAAAAACTTCCTCAACATCTCACATGTCCTAATCTGCCTTGCGTTCCAAGGAATTGGATACGCCCTAACAAAGAACCCGTTTATCGGAGCGGTTGCTGGGATGTTCTTCTTTGCTGGAAGGGAGATTGCTCAAGCAGAGTATCGGAACATCGAAGCATCTGCGAGTAAGCTGAGAAAAGATATGAGTGTGTTTGGTGGGTTCAATCCGAAATACTGGACGCTGAAAGCGATGCTTGCAGACTTGACAATCCCATCTGTAATCGTAATAACAATAGCAATAATCTTACAAATACTATGAGCCTCTGCACGCCTTGCACTCCATGCCCGCCATGCGACACTGAATATCCTCTGTTGTGTGAACCACTTGAGACAACAGCCAACGGCAAACGATTGGTTGTAGAAGACTCTGCTGCTTGCCAAAAGACCATCCAGACTCCAGCAGCCCAGCAAGTCTTGAAGACTGATAGCGCAAGCAATCTTACTTGGACAAACGGAGCTAACAATACTGTCCTAGCTAAATCATCTACTGGAACCGTAGAATTTGCTACGCTTAATAGCGTTCTTCAAGTTGGCCCAGTTGATCTTGGTAGCCAGCCATTGACTACTACTGGAGCGGTTTCTGCTGGAGCAATTACAGCAACCTCACTAACATCATCTGGCGCGGCAAGCGTAGCATCATTGGCTTCCACTGGTGCTGTAATAGCAACGTCCATCGCCTCTACAGGTGCAGCAACGATTGGTGGAATTGCAAAATTAAATGGTCTTTCTACTTACGCCAACAATTCTGCTGCTATTTCTGGTGGATTAGTTGTAAATGATGTTTACAAAACAGCAACAGGTGAACTTCGCATCGTTGTATAATGCCAACAGAAGGATCAGTATTTGATGGATTCACAAGTATCATAGCACAAGACGCTGATACTCATCCATCATATCTACCAGAGTTCTACGTAAGCGAATCGGTTAATCGCACATTTCGCGGTGGAATTAACCGCACCCGCCCAAGCATACGCAACCTAAAGATTGTAGCTGGAATAGGGCAGAGCGAGACTATCGTTAACGATATTGAGAACGGCAACTTCCAAGGTGCTTACCCATACCGCAAGGTAACACCAGAGGCATTGGGTGATGGTCTGATTATTTCGGTGGAAGGGAAGATCTACTTCCTGCACATCAAGAATAATGTAGCCTACGCATACATCTTGCCCGGCATCCAAAGCTGGAATGACGGAAGCCTCATGCACACATGGTTCGTGCAGGCTGAAGACTGGGTGTACATCCAGAACGGATACCAGTACGCAATTGCATGGAATGGTGACATCCACACCAATGCCTATAGGCTACTACCGAGCAAGCAGCAGATGCCGATTGGAACAATCATGGAGTATGCCTTCGGGCGCGTGTTCGTTTCTGACAAGTACAACAACATCTACGCTTCTGACATCATCTTTGGCAACGGGTTTACTGATACAAAGAATACGCAAAACTTCACCGAGATCACATATTGGGCAGAAGGTGGAGCGTTCGCCACCCCAGCCACCATGGGAAATATCACCGCCATGAAGGTCATGCCATACATTGGTGGCAACCTGCGTGGACAAGGTGAGCTTGTGGTACTCACAACCAATGGCGCATTCTCTATGGATGTAAGCATCCCGCGCCTTCTGTGGAACGAGTCAAACATCCAGCGCATCTCGCTGCTTGGCCGTGGGTGCGCCAGCCCATACACATCGCTGGTAAACTCCGAGCTTTGGTTCCGCTCACATGATGGTTGGGCATTCTATTCTAACAGCCAGTCAGAGTTCGGCAGATACTTCGCACTCCGCAAGCTATCCCGCGAGGTTAACAAATGGGTCAATTTAGACACCCGCTGGCTCCGTCAGTTTGAGAGTGCCATGTACACCAACAACTACCTTCTCTCGACTGTTGCCCCGCAGACTAAAAAGAATCAAGCAAGAGGACTGCACAGGTATCACAAGGGTATGGTAGTGCTGGATCTCGATCAGACCGCAAGCCCATCACCAGACGCTAACCTTACCTTCCGCTGGAATGGAGTCTGGACAGGCTTTAGACCAACCCAACTACTGACCGCATCGATTGACGAGCAACAACGTGGTTTCGGGTTTAGCTTTGATACAGACGAGAAGAATAGATTGTATGAAGTTACTGGTGAGGCCGGCGACGATTACGGCCCAAGTGGAACCCGTCAGATTGAGAGCTTCATAACGACAGGCAGGTATGACTTCTCAAGAACGCAGGCTACAAACAAGTTCATGCGGAAGAAGCTGACTGGTGGAGAAATGTGGTTGTCTGAAGTGCCGGGCGAGGTTGAGAGTTCTGTTGACTACCGATCTGACAGCAACCAATGCTGGAACGAACTGAAGGTTCCAACAACATTCGGATGCAATCCATGCTCGCCAGTAGTAGACGGATGTGTGCCTAGAACTGGTGGCAATCAGTACAAGCGTTACAAGTTCACCACACCAGACCCAACAATTTGCAATGACATATCAGAGATACCAGCAGTTGAGGGCAGTGAGTTCCAACTGAAAATTAGCTTGACTGGAACAGCAACAATCGACAGAGTTAGAATAATGGCAAACATTAAGAACAATGAGGATAGCCCCATTGGTGATTGCCCAGAAGACATACAAGAATGCGCTGATATTTGTTGCCCAGATAGATATTGGGATTACACTATACAATAATGGACAATCAAGATTCTAACCCACAGATTATTATTCCGAATGTGCCAGACGATTTCTGTCCTACTGGCGATTGGCGCACTGTATTCCAAGCGTTTATTGATGTGGTTCTCGCCAATGGAACTGTAGACATCCCCGACTTGAGTGACATCAGCCCAGAAGCTATCGCTCAACTCCAGACGGATGTTGGCAATCTTCAGACTGACGTTGCATCGATCCAATCAGACATCATCACAATCCAAGATGATATTACCGATCTTCAAGCGCGGCCAACAATCACTGTTCGCACTGGAGTAACGAATGTACCCACTGGCACATCAACTCAGAACATCACTTTCGACTCCGTACCAAGCACAGACTACGGAGTATCAATCACACCCATTGGCACAGCAACCACTGTTGCCGCAGGTAAATACATTTTGCAGGCTGGGCAAACAACGACAGGGTTTACCATTCTGGTTAACGACAATCCAGCAACCGTTACCCAGTTAAGATGGACTGTCACACACACAAACTAAACTAAACTAATACTATGCTTAAAGGAACAGACCCCAAACTCGTTAGCGGTGGCGCACCCACCCGTGGAAAGATCAGCACAGCTATGGGCAATCAGAAGCTCAATGGCAAAGGTGGAGTGTATAGCTCCAAGCCCCTTCCTACAGTTGGCAAACCAGTAAAATAATTTATCGGAAACGATAATGGGTGATACCCTCAAAGATATGGCAGAACTCGTAAAGGGTTTTGTCGGAGACAGCGGTGTTTGCTCTGATGAGAAAGCATTTAAAGCAATCAATCAGGCCAGACGCTTGCTGTGGAATAAGCGTGCATGGACAACCCAAGAGGAGTATGTCCAAATTTGCTGCGTTAACAATTGCTTTACTCTGCCTAACAGGTATGAGCAAATCAAGCTGGCTTGGATCGGAAATGATTCAGCGTCTTTAGGAGATGAATGGTTTAATGCAACCAATGCATTTGCGCTAAACTCAAATCAATCCTGCCATCGCTTGATTACAGAGATAGGTGGGAAGCATGTTCTATTCAGAGACTACACCAGCCGGCCATATCGTTTAGGAGTAATGTTGGAAAGCGCAGAAGATATTGGCGTGACTCTAACATTTGAGGTGCAGGATCAATACGATACCTACCATACAATCAAGATAACTGGAGTTAATCCACCAAACTTGGCCCAGTCTGATTTGTTAATTAAAGGGGTGAGATCGGTATCTAAGACGGCAACGAAGGGGCGCGTAAGAATTTACGCTTACGATACCTTATTGGAAGCAAAGACCATGATCTCCGTCTACCAACCGAATGATATTAACCCATCATTCCGCAGGTTCAAAGCACCCAAAACGTGCGAGTGCATTACTTTATATGCCTCCAAAAGATACTTTGATTTAGTAGACGAGCAGGAACTTGTTGAGTTCACGGCAGAAGCTATGTATTTTGCTATTCTTGCTATTAATTCAAGAGAGAATAGAAGGGCGCAAGAGTTCTTGATTAATCTTGACTTGGCGGTCAAGGAAGAAGAGAAGGAAATGGAGGGCGAAGAAATCCCAACTGCCGCACCATTACGTATTGTTAATTATCAACGAGCGCAAAATTTAATGGGAAGCTACATGGGTTCACTCAGTTCAAGCGATTACTTTTTTGATCAGAACTAGTATTAAATGAATGCATACGAAATAGCTGAACAATGGCAAAAAAATCACACAACAACCCCACTTCAAGAACGAATAGATTGGCACACAAAAAATGGGTTGATATTTATAACACCTCAGTTATTTGTTATAGCGTTTGAAACCTATTTTGATAAAGAACAAGAAGATATAAATATGGAAACAATGTCACCCAATGCATGGTTTATCGAGCTTGCCGCAAGCGCAGACAGGACTATGCCCATAAAAAATATTATGCAAGTTCTTACAAAGAAGAATGATTGGGTATTGTGGTGCAGGCACGGCATCAATAAGCTTCATTCCTACAATTGGAATAAACTAGCTAGAAAGGTAGGACTGTAATCATGGGAGGAATGTTTTCAAAACCCAAAAAGGCAAACACCGCAAAGCGTATCAAGCCTGCTGGTCAATCACTTCTTAAAGATTTACCACAATTTGAAAAAGCTGCGGGGAGGGCGACAGCAGCGAGGTTGGCTGAGATTGAAAGAGTCATGCCTGGAGCTACAAGAGAACGCCAAATTGCTTTAGCTAATCTTGCAAAAGAAAGACAAAGATTAGACGATATGGCTGGTATTACATCAGCATGGATGCGTGGAGAAGTTCCAAGGGATGTGCAAGCACAAACCATGCGAGGAATCGCAGAGTTCGCTGGGGCTGGATTTAATCCAGCTACCGCTGGGATGACTGGTGGTTTCCAAGCAGCACAAGGCATGGTTCCAAGGCAGCTTGGTTTACAATCACTACAATTACAGCAAGCAGGACTTGGATACGAACAACAAAGAATACAACAACAACAACAGCTTCAAAGCACATCCATGGCTTGGCAACAACTTGCTGATACGTTTACTTATGATCCATTTGAAGCTGCTGGCCCAGCTCAAGTTTCCATGCAGACAGGAATGGCTAAGGCAAAAGCAGAGCAACAAGATGTGGCTGCATACAACCAAGCTATCGGACAACAGCAAAGCGCAATCGTTGGTGGCCTCACTGGTCTTGCATCGATAGCTTTAGCACCCGCTGCTGCCCCCGCATTGTTTGGTGGACTAGCATCAGGAGCGGCGGCATTGGGTCTTGGAACAGCAGGAACAGCAGCTACAGCAGGAGCCGCAGGAACAATGGGAACAGGGCTTGCTGGAACACTATTTAACATTGGTGCTAATAGAGTTGGAACTGGATTAGCTGCTGGAGCAGCAGTGCCAGCTTTATCATCAATGTCATCAATTTACTACGGGGCGCGTTAACATCAATTTACGGACTATAATATCATGGAACTAGGACAACAACTTGCAAATTTAGGTTCGGTAGTCGCTGGTGGTCTTGAGCGTAGAGCGCAAGAAACCCGATTCCAAAATGCACTGCCAGCAATGCAGCAGACATTCCAATCTGCAATGGCAGACTTCGACGCTGGAAAAAGTGGATCTGGATTTAGCAAGATCATGTCTGTTGCTATGGAGAACCCAACCAATCCATTTATCCAGAATATGTCAATGATGGCAATGAAAGCTGGTGAGATGGCATCAAATGATTATATCTCCAAGATGAGGGCATCTGGAACTGGCGTTGGCATATCACCAGAAGATCTTGAGGCATTTGAAGGCTTTGGTGGAGAAGGCGGGGGGACGGGAGATCAAATAGACGCTGAAGCTGCCGATGGATTGCCTAATTTAGAGGAACCAGTTGCTGAAGTTCAAAGTTTTGAAGTTGATGAAGCATATACACCAGCAGAAGGGGAACAGATCATTCAGACTCCATGGCTTGAAGAAATGGGAATTAATGTTGCTGCGGTGGTTGGGCCTATAGAATACTCAGTAAAGCGGGCTGGTGAACTGAAAAAAGGAATGTCGATTGGCCCTCGCGGAGCATCTTACGATAAATCACAGACAGAAGAAATCATTCAGAAGAACACAAAGGAAGCCGCTGAGTTTAAGTCATTGGTTGATGAATCGAGATCCGCTGCACAATCATTCAAATCAAATGCCCAGCTTAAAAGGATTTTTAATGATTCTGGAAGAGACTTTACAAATATTGAGATTGATGAATACCTTGATGAGGAAGGCAAGGTGTCATACAAAGCTCTCGTAACCAAGGCTGACGGAAGTGTTAGCGAGGAGCAGCTTACGGAAGCTGAAGCAGGAAAACTTAAGGTATTCATAAAAAAGATACCTGAGTTTTCTGAGAGGGCTGGAATTAGGATTATTAAACCCAAACCACAAGCAACTGAAGCTGCCGCAGAAGAAGCTACTGGTGGTATGCCAGCGGTTCAAGCTCAACGGACTAGTGTGTATGAAACAAAGGGCTTAAGAGAAGAGCTAAAAAAAGAACAAGCTGCTGAATCAAAGAAGTCCGGCAAGGAAAGACAAGATCGCATTAACGAAATCAATAAAGAGATCAAGTCTCTACAGAGGGGAACTACCCAACGATACACTGGTGCTGGACTACCGGGGGCTGGTGCAATGGCGACTACTGGGAAGACCAAAGCTGAAATCGAGCGAGACATTGCAAAGATTGAACAACTCGTTTCCGAGAGGAGTAGGCTGATGGGTAAAACTACAGCACCATCTACAGACAGAAACGCTTTACTTAAACAAGCAAGTGATATATTCAGTAGGTGATGAATTTCACTCTTGAAAAACTCAAGGAGGCGCGGGAGTCTGGAATACCAGATGATATTATTTGGGAAGCAGCCGCAACCTCTGAGCCTAAGTTCAATGAATTAAAAAAGAACAACATCCCACTTGATGTTGCTTTTGAGGCGTATCAGAAATCTGGAATAAAACCACAACCCGTTGAAGAAGAAGGCATTCTTCGCCAAGCTGCTGACATTCCAGTAAACATTTTCAAGGGTGGTGTTACGGGTGTCAGGATGGTGACTGATGTATTCGGTGCATCCAACCCGCTATCTAAATCACTGGCCGGAGTGGAGGACTACATGGACTCACTGCTGTCAGCGCAAGCCAAACGTGACCAGCAAGAGATTTCCCGTATCCTCAAAGACGCTGAAGATAAGGGTGTGTTGGATCAAGTCATGGCAGGCATCGAGGCATTTTCTGTGGCTCCTGCTGATACACTTGCCAACGCTTTCGGCACGATGATCCCTGTGCTTGCTACTGGACTCGCTGGTAGTGCAGCGCGGCTTGCCCCTGTTGCCATCAAGGGTGTTCAGCTTGGAATGGGTGCTGCAATGGGGGCTGGCACAGTTAAGGGAGAGATTTACAATGCTGTTTATAGCGAGCTTGAGAACCAAGGCATAGACCCAGAGACAGCAGACAAGCAAGCATCTCAAGCGCAGGCTTATGGAGGAAAGAATCTTGATCAGATTTTATTGGGTGCTGGACTTGGTGCTGCTGCCGCTTCCACTGGCGCAGAAAAGATTTTAACTAACGTCATCACCAAGGCTGGCGGTAAAGTCACTGGTGGAGCTATAGCAAAAACACTTAAAGGTGGTATTACCGAAGCTGTCCCAGAAGCCCTGCAAGGTGGGCAAGAGAAACTTGCTACCAATATCGCACTCCAGCGTGAAGGTGTGGATGTACCTACGATGCGCGGTGTTGTGGCGCAGGCTACAATGGAGGGTGTCGCTGGACTTGGTATGGGTGCTGCCGTTGGCCCACTTGAGCCAGATGCTCCACCACCACCGCAAAAGCCACCACCCCCCACCACCCCACCACTTCCAGATGACGTAAGGGAACAACGAGACATAGAGCGAGATGCCGAGAAGGTAGCCCGTGAGCTATCTGTTGACCCACAAGATTCCAACGCTCGCAGTATTATTAATGAGACAAATCGATTAGAGCAGAAGATCCAGAATAACCAAGTGCTTCTTAACGGCATGGAGCCTACCTCCCGCGAGCATCAGAGGTTGTCCTTGGAGATTGCCGAAGACCAGAAGAACCTTACTGCACTGAAGCAAGCCTCTGAAAAGGTAACGGGATTATCGGAACCGATAGCCGCCGCAGAACAGGAGCAAGCCAGACTAGCGAGGGAGATTGCCGCAGAACCAACCGCAGCTCCGAGTGTAACCGAAAAAAGAAACAAAGACCTTTTCCCTGATACCACCGATTTTGCTGGCAAGCTACCAACAGATGCTCGAATCAATAGCTACACAGAGAGAGATGGAATAGGAACAGCGGAATACGTCAATCCAGCGAACGGATCAACCGATGTCTATATCTCTGCATTCGGTGACAATGACTTCATTGCTTATATTAGAATTTACGATGAGCAAGGAAATCCAACGAATCGCTTTGCAAGTAAGTTAGAGCGCAGAACCGAGAGAGCGGGGGCAACAAGGTCAATGATCGAAGAATTACAAAGGAGACTCCCAGCAGAACATGAATATACAGAAGATGTTTCTGCAAGCACGGATGGGCTTAGATTTATTTCATCTCAACTACAAAGAGGATACGAACTTGTTACTGACGATAAAGGTAATGTTGAAACAAATCGAATTGCAATCAATGGAGAGAGTATTGTAAACGATCTTGGAGCAGATGTTATTCGACAAGGTCAAGAATTTGCAGACATACAAGTAACAAACCGAGAAACATTTGAAAGAGTAAGGGGGGTAATAGCTCCGCTTCTTGAGCGATTTAATGCTGGTCTTGGGGAGGGGAACATCTATTGGGAAAATGGACGGGTTTATGTTGATATACCTGTGCTACGCAAGGCTACTCCAACCGCCTCAGTAAAGCCTTCCGCAAAACCAAAGGCTAAAATTCCTCCTCCTCCGACAGCAATTATTACTGATTCTACTACTGCGGAACAAATTGCTTCAGAGATTTCAATAAGGAGAAATGCTCTAAACACATACGATTTTGGGACTGAAGCTAATAAAAAACTTGAAGCGGAGATAAACAATCTTGAAGCGGAATTACAATTACGCAAGGAAGCTGCACCCGCTGAACCTGCCGCCGCAGTAGAAGCCCCCGCACCAACTGTTCAGGAAGGCTTAACAGTTCCCCCAACAGAAGAAGCTGTCACCCCACCCGTGGAGCCTACCGCCGCTGTGGAGGAAGCACCTATTGAGCCAGTTGCACAAGCTCCCGCTATCACACCTACTCCTGTAGCCGAGACTCCTGCTGTAACAGAAGCCGTTACGCCCACACCTACCGCACCAGCAGTAGGCAACCGCATCAAGCTGGGCAGATCCCCGCAAGCCTACACGATTGAAGAAGTCATCCCGCAGACTGAGACAGAGAAAGAACTTGGCGAGCAGTACTATAACGTCAAGAACGAGAAGACTGGTGAGGTTCAGACTGTAGAGGCGAAGGATCTGAAGCTGGTCAAGAAGATGCCAATCCGTAAGGCAATCTCTAAACCTGTACCTACAGCACCAGAGAAGCGAGTTGAAATCAAAAGCATTGTCGAAGTGGCAATGAAGATGTTCGGCTCTGACTTTGTGGCAGGCAGACTATATGTGATGGACGATGTGAACGAGGAGTCCAAAGCAGGATATGACCCAGAAGATGGGACTATCTACCTTAACTTGGCGTTCATGGACACTGATGACAGCATCCGTGATTTGATTGCTCACGAACTTGGTCACTACATCTTTGGAGATCCGAGTCTTAGATCTAAATTTACAGAGTTCATAAATTCTCTTCCGAAAAGGGAGAGAGTAATATTGGATCGTTTTGTTAATAAGGTCTACCGAAAGGACACGGGCGAAGTTAAGATTGAAGAAAAGGAAGTTAGAGCTTTCATTATGCGCCTCAATGCTGGCGATAACAGGAACAAGTTTCAAAAACTTTTGGATGGTATCAAGCGGTGGCTGAACGAGAAGCTTGGAACCAAGTTCAAGATGACTGATAGGGACGCTGCTATTCTCCTAGCTGGTGCAGTTGATAGATTCAAGTCTGGTGAGTTAATTGAAAGGGAGGAGGGGTTTGGTGTTCGTAAGATGGCAGCAGAACGTAGGGAACAACAAGCTGGAATTGAGGGTATTGGCAAAGAGATCACAACCCCAAAAGCAATTAATGTAAGAACAGAGAATATTATACGTTCGCAAATATTCAATGGAGACACAACCTCCAAGGAAAAGACTGATCAAGCTTACGATATTATCGACAAGTTAAGTGGAGCAAACAAAGAAGAGTCTAATAAATACGCAGAAGAGATTAATGATCTTGTACGTAATGAGCTTTCTAAAGAAGAAAACAGAAAGGTTGATCAATCTATTGGTGCTGTTAAACTAGGTAATGAGCTTTTTAAATATGCAGCTAACCTAGCTGGCAAGGGTGACATTAGAATGCTTCAGCTTCTTACTGAAAGATTCAATGATCTATCGACGGGTTACGGAACTGTTGGAGAGGGAGGAAGGGTACTTCAAGCAAGAAGAAACTTGGCGAACTGGGTAACATTTGCAACCGAAGCACAAAAGACTGGTATCATAAATGCTGTAGCAATTAAGATATACGGCCCTAATGCAACTAAAGAACAGATTAAAACTATTTCTGATGCAATCAATGCGGTCAACAAAACAAAAGTTGAAGACGTTGATCAAGTATATGAGGATCTTGAAACAACAGGAGAAAAGCGTGGTGTAGATATTCGCAATGCTGTTGAGAAAGCCATTAGCAAAGCACCAGCCGAAAGCAGAGATCCTTGGGTGATGGCACTTGAGATAGTAAAAACATTGGAAGGCTTTGAATCATTTAAGTATGTTAAGGTTAAAGGTATTGACGAAAAGAAATTAAAGCAAGAAATCCTTGCAGCTATTACGCGTTCGATCAAAAAGAACTTAGCTGATTACGGTAAGAAGATGGAAGAAAAGGGTGCTGAAGGAATGGAAATTACATTCTGGAAGACCATGAGTGATGAAGAAAAGAAGATTGGCCCATTGGGTGAAGTGGACATGGCAATCAATCGTAACCTGTCTGCAATCGTAAAAGATACCCTAATCAGAATGGGATTGAAGGGCGTGCCAAAGGACACAAAGATGACTTTGGTTGAGCAAGTAGCCAACATAATTACTAACAACAAACTTACTGATGCGAAGATAAAAGAAGCTGATACACGCATAAGTACTGAGATTAATTCCCGTGAGACATCCGAAATAAAAGCAGCAGAAGAATCTGGAGCAGATGCTGATGTACTTGAAATGATTGAGGCTAAGTACTCTGCGATTAGGGAATCTTGGGATATGGCAATGTCTCGCCAAATGGATATTCCAGTTAGTGATTCTACTTTAAGAAGATTGATATTCAACAGGCTTAAAGACAGCAACGTAAAGATGTCTGAGATTGTTGCTAAAATACAAGAAGATCCAACTATTGGTGACGCTCGCAAGGCTTCAATTGTTAGACAGATTGTTCAAGAAATGAATGGTATTGCTGAAGATGGAACTATTAAAGCGGAATACCAGCCACTTTCTGATGCTCTGACTGCACAATTAAATCAATTGATTGAGAATAGCAAACTCAAGAACAGGATGAAGTCTGCTATTAAGACAGTAAGCAAGGATGCCAATAAGCCTGACATGCAGGCTGACAAGCAGATCGACAAGCTGGCAACCATGCAGTCTGATGTGGTTTCATGGCCCCAATCCCGCGAGGATAAAGTGAGAGATATTGTGAGTAATGATCTAAAGCAAAAGTTAGACCTAGGTCTGAAGGTTGCTCCCAAGATTAAAGCGGCATGGATTCCTACAATCACCAAGAACCTAATGGAAGTTGGAGTATCAGAAGCTACTGCACAGACGTTGGCTGAATTGGTATGGAGACAGCATGAGATTAATTACATGAACCGCAAGATGGCGCAGATTGAAAGGGCTGTCACTGGGGGTTCATTGGCTCCAATCATTGATGCAATCAAAGCCACGCCGCTTTCTAAGCAACAAGATCCAAAATGGAAACGCCAGGTAGCCTATGATTATTTGATTAACGCTGGTCTTGATAAGGCTAATGCTGGACGCATTGCAGATTTGATGGATATCACGTTGCAAAAAATATTGGCAGAAGCACAGGCTAAAGCATTCTATGATACAGTTAAGAGCACTCTATCGGAAGAACGCTCCCGCAGGGGTATGAAGAAATTCCTAGAAGCAATCAGAACTGGAGCGTTTGACCCAAGCAAAAACATTACCAGTGAACTTGCAGAACAGAATGGATGGACTGGCTTCACCCCAGAGCAATATGCAAAAATTGCAGAACTTGACACACTGATTAACAGAGAAGACATACTAGATCTTGAGAGGGCAACAGCATTTAAGCAGATACAGGATATCATTGCGAAAGCAAGTGTGCCACCAAGAGTTAGAGATGCAATATCTAGCTTCTATATCGCGCAGGCACTTAGTGGTATACCAACAGCAACAGTTAACGTCTTCTCACCGATTGGTTATGCTCTCCGTTATGCAATGACTGATGGGATGCGTCTAGCTGTAACGAACCCAGCAAAGCTACCGATTGCATTTAGTTCAATGCTTTCCTCTTTCAAATCCTACGCAAGCGAGGTTGCCTACTCATGGAATAACAACGTGCAGAGGCGCGGAGTTGTTGAATATCTTGCCAACGACGAGAAGCTTCTTGGAGTTTACAACAATGGTAAGAAGCAATGGGAGGAAGGTAATCGCGCCGAAGGTTTCAAGAACATGTTGTTCGGATCGATGGAGTATGTCAGCAGGATGCTGAAAGCTCTTGACGAAGGTGCGCTGTCTGTGCTTGAGCAACAAGGATTGTCAAGATATGCAATGGCAGCTATGGACAAGGCTGGAATCAAAACCAGCGAGCAAATTGCTGTAGCCAACATGGTGATGAAGTCAAAACAAGAATTTATCTTAGACTCCATAGCCAAAGGAATGAGCAAGCGTGATGCTACTGCATTCTCTGATGATGTTTATAGGTCAGCATGGCAGGAAGCACTCAGCAAACTAAAAATCAATTCACAGCAAGTTTTGGATTCTGCAATCAACGATGCTTTAAGTGCAGTTGGTAGGATTAATACAACGATTGATGCATTAACTGGAACAGAACAGAAGCGTATTTCTGATCGTGGATTTGCCTCTTCATTGCCTATTGGTTTTCTTGAGTCTATCAGTCAGGCGTCAAACTCAAAAGAGTCCAACGAGATTCAGCGCATTTTCTACCGCATGATGTATGGGTTTGCCATTGTTCCAGCTCGCGTATTCCGAGAGGCTGCATGGTTCTCTCCGTATGGATTTGTTCGGTTTGCACTAGATAAAGGAGCAAAATCTATGGGATACACATCTCCATACGAGCAAAGCCTTGGAACAGATCTTCAGCGCACACAAAGGCTGACTGAAACAATCGCAGGAACCATCGTGATGCTTGGAGCAATGGCTATGGCTAACTCTTCAGTTGATGACCCAGAGGATGAGCTTCCATTTAAAGTTGTGTTTACTGGCAACGGCCCAGACAGAAGGCTTGACCCACAGTTCTTCGACACATGGAGAGACAAGTATGCCCCAAACTCCATCAACATTTTCTTTGGAAAGACCAAATACAGAATCAATATTGAGCGTGGGTTTGAAGCGTTCGCCATTCCTTTCATGATGGCTGGTGCGCTTGATGACTGGAAGATTCGTAAACGGTTTGAGCAAACAAAGAAGACTCCAAAAGATATATCTGATGCCGCAATAATTTTTGGTTCAGCGTTCATGTCCTTCAATAAGCGTGGGCCATACGCTGCATTCACCAATACATATTCATCCTTTAAGAATTCTGACAACTCAATAGCTGAACTAGTAAAGCAGGGAGCATTCTACGGGAAGACATTCATTCCAGTGGTAGGAAGCAGTCTCGCAAGAAACGTGTCTGACTTCATCAATGATCCGATTGATAGGACATCACTTGATGGTGCGCTTTATTCAAATATTCCTGTTCTTGGCCCAATGATGGGAACCAAGAGCATGAATGCCGTTGGTCAGACTCAAGGTGCTACAGAGTTCTCTGACCGCTTGTATAAGGCTGGAATCCCTCTTGTATTCAGCCTTCCAAAGAACAGCGAGAGCGAGAAGATCAATCAACTTATCCTCAAGCAAGGTCAAGGCCCAAGCATACCGACACGCTACAATGTGAGGCAGCGTCTGGGCTATGAACCCAACAACAAGCAGTACGAAACATTCGTTACTGAGTATGGGAAATACATGGCGAAGAAGATGACTGAAAGCCACAAATCTCTCATGGATAAATCTCCTGTTTCATACATGAAGTGGCTTGAGAAAAGATCTGATTACGCAAGGAAGGTTGCCACTAAAGAAGCAAAGAAAATTTTAAACCCAAATGCGCCTTGACACTTGATCGGGCGTAGATATTCTTTGGTTGCACTGTTTGGTGCTTTATTTGGTTAAATGGTTATTTGGGTCACTCTGCGAAAGTAGAGTGGCCCTTTTCCATTATCGTTACCGATAAAAAATATTTTAAAAAAGTATTGACTGGTTTTAAAAGTGTCAGTACTTGTGTTGACATCACTGAATTAACCAGCGGTGACAACCAAATGAGCCAATACAAATACTGCGTCAAAGAATACATGGGTGATCGCCCATGCATTGAACCAGCAACCATGGCATTTCTGCGCCTGCGTTGCCATTATAACCAAACCAAACCAAGGAAAAAAACATGGCTAGAAAAGCTGATCCAAATATTCAACAACACATCACTCGAAAGAGAATGAGCGAAGAGATATTCCTCAATATTGTTGACGTGTATGCCAAAGAAGGACACTTCCATTTGGGGAAATTAACCAACGAAAAACAACTCAGATTAATAGCTCAACATTTGCGCGGAGTTGCGCGGATTTTGACACAAGAATACTTAGAGGAAACAAGCAATGATTAAAGAATCTGGACATTGGTACAACAAGGAAGGGGAAGCGTGTCACACAATAGAATCAAAGAACGGCAAGCTGCGCCCCACAACGCTCCGTGATGCTAGGAAGTTCAACTGGTATCCATCAGTAACAACTCTCATGAAGGTTCTCGCAGCACCTGAGCTTGACCGCTGGAAGCAGCAGCAAGTCTTGATTGCTAGCCTTACTCTTCCCCGTAACGAGGGAGAAACCGACGATCAGTATTGCTCGCGGATTATGGAGGACGCATTCAAGCAAGTTGGTGACGCTGCTGACTTGGGAACAGCAATCCACAAGGCACTAGAAGATCACTTCCAAGGACAAGCCTATGACCCCGCCATGGAGCAATACATTGCACCAGTGAAGGCATGGGCGGCTGAGAAGAAGGTAAAGTTCCTCAAGCATGAGCTTAGACTGGTTAACCATGAAATAGGTTATGCAGGAACGACAGACGCTTTGATTGAGGTTGATGGAATACTCCACATCCTTGATTACAAGAGCAGGAAAACAAAGGAGGGATTTGACGTTAAGCCATGGGCAAAAGAACCAATGCAGATCTCAGCATATGCTCAGATCGCTGGGGCAACCCGTGGAGTTAACTTGTACATCTCTACAACTGAGCCTGGGCGAATTGCCGATGCTTGGTACGACGAAGAAACAATATCCAAAGAATGGATAGCATTTAAACACGTTGCCGCAATTTGGCAGCACTCAAACAACTACAAACCAAAAGTAAACTGAAAGTAAACAAATGAGTCAACTACAAGGAATAGAACAGAAGGACATTATCAAGACCGTCACAGGAAAAGTAACCAAACTTTGGGAGCCAAAGAAATTCAATGGGCCAAAAGGAGAATTTGAGATCCAAGGTGGAGCCATTGAGATCGATGGACAAGAATATGGGCTGAAATTCTTCAACAATAACCAGAATGGTTTTCTTGAGGGACAAGTTGTTACCCTATCCAGCACACGCAATAAGTTTGGAGTCAATGGAGTTAGCCTTGAGCATGAGTCTTTCACAAAGAAAGATGGCACAAACGTGGATCGTGACCTGATTAAAGTCACCAAGACTGGCAAGGTTACTGTTGATGGGGAAGTTGTACAGGCTGAGAAAAGCCAACCAGCTAGCCAACCAGTGAACAAAGCAGACCAAGGTGCGGCAATGGAAGACATTGTTAAGAGTCATATGTATGTGGATAGCCTTGTGCGTATCGCCTATAAAGATAAGGCATACGAAGAAGAGACTCTTCGCTCGTATGTGTCCTCGATATTCATTGAGAGCAACCGCAAAGGAATCGTAATCAAGGCTGAACCACCTAAAGAAGAATACGATCCATCCGATTGGGCATCAGCTATTGTCCCTAGCGGGTCACATAAAGGCAAGCGTCTAGCTGAGATTGGAAAGCCAGCCATGCTTAAATTATATGAGCATTTCTTGGAGAAAGGCTTTGCAACACCATTCGGCCAGTGTGTAGCACAAGCAGGCAAAGATCTTGGATTTGATGACGAACTTCCTGATCAAGCATGGTAACGTACCCAGAACTTGTCGGTGCTACGAAGGATAAGATGAAGCGTGATAAGGTTTCTCTAATGAAGCTGTTGCCATTGCTTAATCAATTCATCCCAGAGGACAAAAAGCTCCCCGTAAATCGGTGCGGGGTAGCTTTGCTCTCTAGGTGGATGTCATTCGATAGCAAGTATCACGTCAGTCCACGGGCAGATATTGTCCTAGCTTTAGTGCAATGGTCATATGGAATATCACTTTACGGCCCAAAAGTATAAAGATTTTGATACCTTACCAATCCGCGCATTATGGTGTGCGGTAATTGATCAAGCATACGAAGACGCAACCTCAATCAGCAAATATAAATGTTCATCACGCAACAACCAACGCGAGATGGATGCTGGAACAGCAATAGCATGGATTAAATCCAATGACTTCACGCTTGTGTGTGAATGTCTGAACATCGACCCAGAACCAATAAGAGTAAAAGCATTATCATGAACAACCTAACATATATGTCTCCTCAAGATGAGGGGGAACTAGTAAACGAACAAACCTACTTGGTGGAAGTACTTGAGTGGGCAAAACAAGAATACCTAGGGGTAAAAATTACTTCTGATACCATCAAAAAGCTGATGGCCCTAGTAAAGAGGGGAGAATACCCAGAAGAAAATGTGGCAGATGAGATTGTTATCATCTACGAAAGGCTTGTGGTTGATTACGAATACGCACAAGAACTAGCTGAAGACATGGTAGAACCAGTCGAGATACCTAAAGAAACACAAATGCTAAAGGCAAGTGACGGCATTGAATTGTCTACGTTCTCCAAGAAGTTCAATCTTGGCGCAGGAATGACTCAATGTGTTCCGCGCGGAGAAGTGACCATGGAAGATTGGGTGGGTGCTTTTAGCTTTGGTCTTGCACTAGAGAGTGGAAGTCAATGGATCATTGGAGACTCCGTTGTTGCGCTAGAGAATGCTGGGCATGATGACGTAGTTAATCAGTTGTGTTCAAAGTTCAAGAAAAGCTACAGCACCGTGTCAGGTTATGCCCGTGCTTGCAGGGAATACACCCCCGAAAAGCGTGATCCAATGCTGCCGTTTACGGTCTACCGCGAGCTAGGCAATGCGAAACTGGAAACAAGCAAGAGGGATGAGCTATTGAACCAAGCGAAAACTGAACATCTTTCATCTACTGAGGTGCGTAACAGGGTGCGTGCTGAACAAGGAAAAAATGTTGACGAGCATCTAACTCATCGATATCTTGTTTTGAACATCAGCAATTTCAGTAATTCTGAGGTTCTGACTAGAGTTCCAGACAAATTGGAACCGCACCATTTACTAATCGATTTGGCGGGGAAGCGTTGGTACGATCCAGCCTGCGAAGAATACATCAACTTTCTAAAAGGAAAATAATTATGAGCCAAAAACAAGACCATACAGAAGAAGAACTACAACAGCAAGCGGCGGTTAAAGCATGGTTGCAGGATATGTTTTCCTTCCCACGCATAAGCAACGATAAGATCAACGAGCATGTAACTGGCATGGCTAGTTTACTACATGCTTGCGCCACCATGGTTATCAAGACCGAATCCCGCCAACGGGAAGGGCTGAAATCCGTAGAGGCTATGCAGCAAGCTTTGCTATACTACATCAGTGGGCAATCCTATCAACGGGAATCCACAGAAACCACTACAGAAAAGTAGTGTAGATCAATTTCCCGCATGGTTTTTCCATCCCACATGTGTGGTGTCCTGATTCCAGTGAGATTGTAACAGACTGTCAGGAGCGGGAA